ATTTTTTCACTTGAGCTAACACTAAATAAATCACCTGCTTCACCACGTAATGCAATCTCGTCATTTGCTGCACCAGATACAAGTGATTTACCTGTTCCTATATAACCAACAACACCACCTGCATCGTTGTTAGTAAAATTCATGTAACCATTGCCTGTGCCTTCGGTAGTATGTGCAATGTTTCCTGTGTTAGTAATAAGCAATCTTTCTGAACCACCAGTTCTAAATGCCAATGAAGGAAATGAACCACTTCTTGCATCAGCTCTAAGTGTTACTGTGCCATTAGCTGCACCACAATCAATATCAAAATAAGTTCCTGCTGCTCCGTCATACATGAACGTAGCAACTTCAGCATTTCCATTTCCGCTCACAGTTAATTTGCTTGTAATGTCAGTAGAAGAATCGCCTATTTTGACGTTTCCAGAACCATCAATACGCATGCTCTCCGCAGAGCCTGACCTAATAAATGAAATACCATCTCCATTTTGGTCATTGAGCTGTAAACCGCCAGAGCCAGTCAGATACTTCATTGAGCCATATGTAGCGTTGTCTCCACGATAGACTCTTAACTCTTGACCGCCTTTTACTAGCACGTTTCCAGAGGAATCAATACGCATCCTTTCAGTACCATTATTAGTACCAAATCTTATATCTTCGCCATCAAGTTTTAATGCTACATAATCGCTAGCACTTCTATCATAAGATTGAATATAGTTTAAAGAAGCCCCCATTGAAAATTCAATACCGCTTTCTCCATCGGTATGTTGAACTACAAATTTAGTTGCTGGACTTGTTGAATTTACACCGAAATTAGCACCTAATACGCTTATATCACCTGCACCATCAAACTCAATTCTTTCTGCACTGTCACCAATACCTATAGAAGTATCGTCGCCCATGACTATGTTGCCTGTCATAGTTCCACCTGCTAATGGTAGCTTTGTGGCTATGGAGTTAGTCAGAGTTGTGTTGAGAGCTGCATCGTTATTAAGAGCTGTAGCTATTTCCCCTAATGTGTCTAGGGTTGCTGGCGCAGAATTTACAATATTTGCAACAGCCGTACTCACAAAAGCTGTGGTTGCTATTCTGGTTGTATTGTTGCCAGCGGTTTGAGTAGACGTAGTTGGATTGCCACCCAAAGCAACATCATCCGCTATAAGTGCAGACGTAATCTGATCATCTGCTATGTTTGCGGTTAAGATTGCATCATCTGCGATGACTCTTGATGTTATTTTTGTGTTTGCCATATTATCCCTTTAGTGCTGCTACTTCAGCTTCTAGTGCCTCTATTCTTACCATAGCCTCTTGTAAAGCTGCTATAGACCTTTTTTGTATATCTCCACTTCTTACTGTGAGATATTCAGGGTCTTCTTTTCCTTCATCAATATCTTCTTTTGGTTGTGGTATTGGTTCAACAAACTCAGGATATTTTGTCTTTGTAGCCTGTGCTACCCATCCATAAGAGAATGTGTCTCCATTCCTTTTATCTTTCCATTTAAACCTTTGTAGAGGTAAATCTTTAATCAAAGACCATTGAGAAGGACAGTCTGTAATGTCTTCTTTTAATCTTTCGTCAGAGTCAACATCATGTACGTTACCATCTTGAGTATATAGAGTGCCATTATGATCCCAACGTCCTCTATATGTATTAGAAGATGAATTTAAAATACCGATGGCAAAATTTCCTTGTCCTACAGTCTGTATACCATAGGCAGAATTAACACAATCTACCTTCAAAGCCCAATAACTTTCTGCTGGACTATAAATGTGAAAAATTTCTGAAGGACTCGCAGTTCCTATGCCTACTTTGCCGCCATTAATCCAAGAGTTTCCTTGTGTATATAGCCTTATATCCTCATCACCATCATGGAACATTTGTATTATTGCGTGTTCATTACCACCACTTGAACCACTATTACTACCTGAACTGCCTGTGCCTATAGCCATTACTTGTTGTGCCGACCTAAGCACACCATCTGGAGATTTATATATACCTACCCCCATGCTTCCATTAGCAGCCACACTTAGTGTTTCAGCAGGACTCGTAGTTCCTATGCCTACGTTTCCGTCACTTTTTAAAGCAAATTGATGGGTATTTGTTGCATCGTTATACCAACTCAAGTAAGAATCGTCAGCTTTACTACCCAGTCTCCATTTATTAGTTCCATTTCTTGCATAAGCGTGCAAAGTATAAGTCCCTGTGCCATCTGCAAGTGTAAAGTCTGATTTTATTGTGTTATTTGTAGCTCCTTTTAAATGAAGAAGACCATCGGGGGAAGTAGTTCCTATGCCTACATTACCCCCAAATGGGTTAAGACTTAAAATCTTAGCTGTAGCCGATCCTGCTCCATCTGTTGCTTGTAAGGCAGAATAAGCTGCTGCACCTGCAAAGTTTAAATATGACCCACTGTTTCTATTTTTTATTGATAGAGAATAATGTGTACTAAATTCATTTAGATTAGCTGCATTATTTGCTGTATTTCTTTCTAGAAGAAATCCTTTATTATCAGTGGTAAGTACATGAAGTGAATGTGAAGGACTCGGAGTTCCTATGCCTACGTTTCCGTCAGAAAGAATAGTCATTTTTTCAGTTGCTGCTGTAGAAGAAGCACCGCCAGTATTTGTATAAAATGATAAAGCGGACTTAAAGCCTGCATCACCTGCTTCTGTTTGAGAAGTCTGATTGGTCATGTGTGCTATTATTCTGCCATATTCACGGATAGCAGTATTTCCGTAATCTTTACCTTTAAAATCAATACCAAAACCATACCCTGCGTAAGGGTAACCTACGGCAGTACCACCATCTATCGTCACATTAGAGACTATTGTGTTTCTAGATGTACTGCTACCAAGAATGTGTAAAGCAGTGCTAGGACTCGTAGTTCCTATACCTACGTTTCCAGATTGCGTAAACAAAACATCATTAGGGCTATATATTTTTAAATCGCCAGATGCAGGATATATTTGTGCTGATTCTGTTCCAGAAGCATCAAACATTCTTAATAAGCCTGTGTTACCTTCTGAATTTGACCTTAATCTAATATTACCATTTTCTACATCAAGCAAATCATCAGGACTATCAGTTCCTATGCCAACTCTATTATTACCTCCATCAATTCTCATAATCTCTGTGTTATAAGATTTGAATATGTGATGTCCTGCTGTTGAGTTTGTTGAGGTGGTTTGATGAATAATGTCTGATAATGCAGTAAGTGTTAAATCTGCTTCAACGTCCAAGGCAAAATTGCTTGCACTGGTTATATTTCCAGTCATAGTGCCACCTGCTAATGGCAACTTTGTGGCTATTGCATTATTAACTGTTGTTGTAAATGTAGGATCATCACCTAAAGCGGCGGCAATCTCATTCAAGGTATTCATCGTGTTTGGAGCAGAATCTATAAGATTACTTACGGCTGTTTCTACAAATGCAGTAGTCGCTATTCTTGTTGTGTTATTACCAGCCGATTGAGTTGTGGTGGTAGGGTTGCCATTTAGATTTACATTGTTAGCTATAGAAGCTGCAACAACAGATCCAGTTGCCGGTACGTTCACTTCTGTTTGAGTAAACGTCATCACTTCAACGATAGCTCCACTTGTAGGAGCAGTGTCAAAGGTTAATGTTGTGCCAGATACGGCATAATCGGTTTTCTGTTGATAAACACCATCAATAAATACTTGAGTGTTGTTCTCATTGATAGGAGCAATGGACAACGTAAAGGCTGCACTACCAGATGCAGTAAATTGATCGTGATTTAAATTGGCTCCGGATACAGCTGCTTTGACTGTATAGACCACAATGGCCCTAGTATTAGCAGGAGCTGTTGAAAAAGTTAAAGTGGTGCCACTTAAACTGTAAGTTGATTGGTTTTGAAATACACCTTCTATGAAGACTATAAGATCGTCTTCACTGTTAGGAGATTGAGATAGTGTGAAGTTAGTTTCAGTGCCGTCACCAGTAAATGCATTTTTAGCGAAACTAGAGGCAAGCGCATCTGCAACAGCATCAGTAATTAGACCAGCTGTTACTCTTAACTCTACTTTGTTACTGGAACTAAAAGATCTAGCAGTAGTATTGTCTTGTGCTCTTACAATGGTCCACGTAGTTCCACTGACGGCTGTAACCTTAACAATCTCATTGTTGGTACCATCGTCGAGCGTTACATAAAAATACTCACCAGTGGTTATTGTGGGAAAGCCTGTTGAGCTTGCTACTGTTAAACTTGTAACGGAACTGTTTATTCCAGATGCAAGTGTAGTCTCAGCATTGTTGGTAAATTTAACGGACACTAAGCGTCCTCCTATTAACTAACGGTTATAGTCCAAGTGATAGTCAAACTGTCACTAGCGCCTTTGTTGACCGCTGAGAAAACAGTTCTAGCTAACATAGTTCCTCCAGAACTTGCGCTGAATAAGCCTGCTTCAGTTATTGCTACTGATGCATCACCTGCTGCCCATGTTCCGACATAAGCCACTTCGTTATTAGTTACAGTAGTAGAAGTTAGAGCATTTCTGTCAGACTCTGATGCCAGTGTTGTATTACCAGCCGCTGCTGCTGTAGTGCCTGTTCCAACAGCCATATAACCCATAACAGTTGAGTTATTTTTCATACGGTCTGCAACGTAGTTTTTACCAGCAGTAACAACTAAGTTATCTACTTCTTGTACTACTTCATTATTCAGGGCAATTGATAATTTACCCTTCAAATTAAAGTTATCTTTAATCATAAGATTTCCTATTGGTTTAAAATATATGTATTAAGATGCGAACTTCTTGAATTGAGAATGGCTGACACACCTCTCACAAATTCTAAAAGTACCGAATCCGAAACGGTTAACGAGTCTGCTTTTTCCAGAGTGTTCGCTAACGATAAGCTTTCGCTTAGGGTGAGTGTTTCTGCTTCTGTTAACTGGACATTGAGCGCAGTTACTATTGCATCACTCATAGAGATTGACTCTGTTTTAACTAATTCATTAGCTAAAACAATAGCCTCTCCCATTGATATAGAGTCTGCTTTAATCAAACCCTGTTCTAAAGTGAATGAATCACTTAAGCTTGCTGTGTCAGATACCGGTTTAGCCATTGCTAAGGCCAGCACATCACCCAGCGAGAAAATATTACCTTTGTTTACATCTGCATCTTTAAGGACAAACGACTCATCTAAAACAAAAGAATCATTGAAAGATCTATTGAATACCACCGTTCTGTCAAAAGAATCCGACATTGTTAGTGAATCACTAAAACCTTTATTCAATGCCAAAAGAAAGGCATCGTTTATAGATACAGATTCTGTTTTAACAAGATTAGCGGTTATAGCTACTAACTCTTGTACACTAAATGAATCTGTTTTGTTTAGGCCCTGATCTTTAGTTACTGCATCAGTAACATTTAGAGTTTCATTTTCTACTTTGTTTATTACAAAGTTTATAACTTCAGATAAGACTAATGCATCTGCCTCTGACTTAGCGTAGGCCAAGTTTATAACCTCTGCTAGAGTCAGGCTATTCTCAAACAGCTGATCTAACGTGTCTGGGTCTAGTATTAGATCTGCTAGATACAATGCTACAAAACTGCTTTCTTGATACAGTTTTGTGTAATTTACAGTTGTGTGTAAATAGGGACTGGCATAAGGCTGGCCAGCATCTGCTGTTACCGCGCTTGTCCCAACCGCTAAGGCAGGACTGGCTTGTGGACTATCGCCATCAGACGATATATCGACTGCGACTATTGCCATCAGTCAAAGTCAGCTCTTACCTTAAACTTTAATTTATCGTAAACAGTTTGTTTCGCACCACCACTAAATTCTACTTCTATCTCACCTTCATACATTCCGTCTGCTGTAGCTAATGTAGATGAAGACCAGTTCATAGCACATATGCCAGAACTAGGATTAGATATCGTGCAAGTCTCAGTAGCCAACAGACTTGACTCACCTATTTTTCTTATGCGGACTCTTACAGCCGCATTGGTTAGATCTATAGGATCAAAAGTATCAGAATCATCTGGATCTAGATTTTGTCCAGAAGCAGCTTGATTGCTGTCTTTTAATGTGAACTTAATCTGAGGCCTAGTATCGCCTTGTACTAAGTTGATTGTTGAATAGTATGCCATATTAACCTCTTATATAAATTCAACCGCTTTGACGGTTAATGAAGCTCCTGCATAGCCGTATTTAGCTCTTCTAGCGGCAGCAGAGATTCCTTTATTATTTAGTGTGAAATTATTAGCAGAAGCGTTTGGATTGGACCATGTGCGGTCTGCCATCTGTTGTAATCTGTATAAAGCACCATGAACAATTGTTTCATAATGTTCTTTCATAATGTTGTCAGGCAACGATGTTGCTGTATTGGTGGGTTTGAAAGATGTGAACGATCTAAGCGTGTAAGCTTTATCAGGAAATGGTGCAATGATAATTTGATTTGACGTAATCTGTGAAAAGAATTGAGGTGCGCCTTTGTCTGCAGATGTGTATTTGTAAACATCTGATGGGGCCTTGGCTACCATTTCAGTGTTATCGTTACCGTGAGCTCCCCATATTTTAACAATGTGATTAACTTGCGCTTGTGTGGTAGGAGCATCTATGTCGTACTCTCTTAATCCAGTTGTAACAAATATGTTTTCAGGCTCAGTTGTATAGATATTTGTTTTTTCGCAAAACTGTATTGCAGACTCCCTTAGCATTTCAATGATCAAAGGATCCGGTGCGCCTTGAACTTCAGGCAATACGTATTTTATTAAGCTTTCAAATTTCATTTAGACTGTATCTGGTGTATCTGGTATTGGGTTTGTTTGAGCGTCTATGCCTGTTTTAAGCTGTAAAGATGCTTGGCATGACTGGAAGTATGTTGCAGATTTTTGTGCACTACCGCCGCCTTCTGTGTCTTTAGAGTATGCTCTGTAAAGCATGTAATCTAAGATCGGATTACGATAAGAATCGTTTAAAGATATGACTGTGGTGTCTGAAGAAAAATTGCCTATTGTGATGTCAGCCGGTTGAGCTGCGTAAACTAATTCAATTTGAACTGAATTAGCCGGTACCGGATAAACATAAAAGTTTGTTGGATCTATAGCATCATACATCCAATGCCTGACAGCTGTATTACCGGATCCTGTGTACCAATTAGGTTCTACCTGATCAATTGCGTATCTATCAACCAAAGAGCAAGCATTGCCATTAACATTTCTTATGACATTCATAAGCTTGATGTTATTTGTAGGTAAGCTTTGTTTGGCTGAAGCTGCACAAGTGTGTGTGTAGTTCACCATGTTTGCGTCAGGACGTTGCATAACAATATGTTTTTGTGCATCGTTTAGATAATCCAATAACTCTTGCTGACTCCACCTAATATTAGATGTATCTTGCAACAGTTCTTCTGCGCGATTTATTAGATCTATAACCTTGGTTGTTGCCATTTATTTAGTAAGTTTTTTTCCTAGTAATTTTTACTTTTCTGCTTGGAGATTTTTTAGTTTTCTTTTTGGCTCCATCTCTCATATAGCCTTTTCCTTTATTTGGCATAG